GCCACCCACTCAACACGACGTGACAGGAACTGAGGCGACGTGTCAGTAGCGACCACCTCGGGGAAGAGAACAGAAATGTCCTCAATGCTGTGAGCAAGAGCATAACTCTCGACAGCATCCTTAAGTGAGCCACCCCTAGTTGCATCAGTGATGATCTGCTTCATGTCGTCATGAGAAAGAACGGGAGCGGTTTTACCATCCTTCGTCTCAGTCTCGAAAACGTTGTGCTTCATTTCGGTACCTTTCTGAGTGTCGTCGCCACCATCGCTGGTGCCATCGTTGATATTATCGTGTTGCGCAGTGTCGGCAGACATCATTGCCTCACCGATCATATAATGAAGCACTTGCTTCTGCTCATCCGTCATTGAATCATAAACATCCTGGATGGTCTTCTCAGAGCCACCCTGGCTTGAAGTGTCAGTGCTAGCTGCGGCACCAACATTACCAACCGCATGCTCAACATTGTCTTCGGTGTCTGCTGTGGCATCTGCAGTAGCACCGTCTTCAACTGTAATAGCCGAATGCTCAAAGCTGAGCCCGGTGTAGATAATGGCCTCGTCATCAAGAATGCTCTCGTCATCATCAGAGTGACGAATAGTGACATTCTCGATAACCGCGCCTGGGTTTGCCCCGGAAAGAACAAGACTAACCTCACGGATTGCTCCATGAAGAACTCGCTTCGCCCTTTCAATGAGGTCGTTGGCCCAAATAGACATCATTGTGATATCCTTGTGCTGAACCAGTTCACGAGCATGCTCGGCCTTCTTCGAACTATTGAAGAAACCATAGCAATACACGCCATCATTACGATTCTCAAGAATCGCATGACCCAAAACATTCTCCGGGTCGGTGTGACCGTGCTGCCAAACGAGCGGAACCGTCATGGTGTCCTGATGCTTGAATGCATCGGGCATGATGGTCCGTCCGTCGGAGCATTTGAGCCCCGCCTTAGTGGCGTAGCCGCTGAAATCTGCTTCCATTTTGAACATTCCTTTCTAAAGCTAAGCCACCGGTTGGCTATCAACCGCCGGTTGTGTTTTTGGTACCGGTTGAAGTTGAGGCACCGGCTTTCCGTTGTTTAAAGGCTTAAGTTGAGGCACCGCTTGCACATTAACTACCGGTGCTGTATCAGCCGTTGTCAAATTACTATTTCTAAGTTCGTCTGCTCTAGGATCACTAGAAGGTGGGATACCAATAACACCACGAATCTCGTTTCCGGTCATTATCTCATTACGAGTAAACTTATCAGCAATCTCTGCAAGTTGAGTAACAGGAACAAACTTAAGAATGTTGATAAAGTAATCGATTCGTTCTTGCTTACTAGTACCTACCTGTCCAAGAAATGCCCTTTGCATCGCCTCCTTAATAGCATCTGCAATCGGTTCAATGGTTCGATTATAATAATTAAGCATAGACTTTTCGTCTGCCGTCCCATTCATAACTTCTTCTGTAAGTCCAAGCTGGCTGTACAACAACTTAGTAAGATACTCGACTTGGCCCAAAAGATTGTTTTCTGCTGGACGATTAAGCTGAGTAATCTTTTCAGTAGCATCAGTATAAGCTATACCGTACTGACTTCCCTTTAGCTGAAACTCAATGTCTTCTCTTCTTTTCTCTGCTTGTGTCTTTCTCGCTTCTGATTTAATTGCGTATGGAAGTTGAATAATAAGGTCAAGTTTCCCTGAACTAGACTGCTCATCCACCGCATCGAGAAGGCTCAATTTTCTAATAAGTCTTTGAAGAGTTGAGTTTGGTTCATTCATTACAGCAAACAAGGGGTTTTCAACAATTGCTACGAACCGTTTCTCCAAAGTAATCTCTTGTCGATAACCAAGAGCTTCATTATATACACTAACTCTAACGTGCTTTGGATACCACGTTACAATTTCACCAACACGAAGTGTATAGATGTCAATCATTTCATTGGTGTTTGGATTTACAGTAGTATCAACCGGAACAAGTGCCGCAACGCCCTTATCAAACAGAGTCATCACAATATCTTGTCTAAACGCCCTAGGAGCCTGGTCAATATTTGCTTCCAAAGTCAAACAAGTACTAAGATTGCTCTTTACATCTTCTTTATACCGACCAGTATCATCAAGCAGAATATGACGAAACGTAACACCAGCAACATCAATCCCAATTCTTGTATAAATAGATGAAACAATAGTACGCTCGTTATTATATCTAAGTCTTGGACGAGATGGAGAAATTCCACTGTAAGAAACACCAGACGTGCCAGAAGAACTGTATCCTAGATTTTCATAAACGTAAGGATTTTGATTATTACTTACAAAGGCATTCCAAGCACTTCTTACTCTATCGATAATAGCCAAGGTTCACCTCCTCCTTTGTCTCATCGTTGCTGTCTAGTTGTGAACGGCTGCTTGAGTAATAACTTCATGACCATGATGTGTTAGCAAAACCTTGGTCGCTTTGGCGCCAGCATATCCAGCCGCCCCACCAGCAATAACCGAAAGAGGAACTCTTAGTGTATGCCGCAACATAAATCTAGCGCCAAGAATTCCCACCCCAAGACCAACTGCTTTGACCGCCCGCTTTTTGCCTTTGGTATATGAAGATCTGGGTCCCTTAACAACTTCGTTACGAACACCCCACTTCATTCCCTTAACACCATGGTGATTAAGAAACTGATCAGTAGCCAATTCCAAATATGATGCTTCGTCAACAATCATGTATCACCTCCTTTATCATTCGAACGCCTCCTTGTTGGCCTTGTACGCGATATATGCATCCATCATAGCCGCAACGTTGTCGATCTTTTCTTCTGCCCGTTTCTTCAAGAGTTTACGGTTTCCATTGGTATCTTCCAAAGTAACCGCATTCCCCATAGCAAACGCCATAAGATCTTGATCGAAAATCAATGCTCTTTGTTCAGCCAAGATTTTCAATTCACCAAGAGGAACTGATTCTGTTCGTGCTCCCTGAATTACCTTCTCTATACCAAAAGGACCGTTCTCGGCTTCCCATCTGGCAACAAATTCTTTAGCATTATAAGGGTCAAACCCAAGACAACGAACATCGAACTCTGATGCAACGATGAATTGATCCAAATCATCATAAACTTCCATCATGTCAAGAACAGTCCCTGGCATAATCTGAAGACTACCTTCATTGATAAACTCATCATACTTAGCCCGCATTGCTCCTGGAAGTTTCATTAAAGTCAACTCAGTAATGTAGCTTCTAGTCTTAATACCAAAGGACCCATTCTTCAATGGAAAGAGAAAGGTGAACGCACAGAAGTCATCCCCTTGTGAAAGGTCAGCACCTAGAGCACAAGGAATAGCCCAGAAATCTGTTGTCTTGTGCGGTAACGTTTCTTCATATGTAAAGAAGTAAGTGTAACCCTCCATTGGAATTCCGAAACGCTTCGCCAAGATGTCGTTACGAGCAGCAGGAGCTTTTTCGGCTCTTTCTACATCCAAATGATAAACGTCATAGGTTACGGTCTTTCCAAGATTTGGATTTGCCTTAAGCCATGTAGAAGGGTCGGCAACTTCTTCAATGTCGTCAAGTTTATAATGCCAGATAGAAATGTGTGGTGCTTCGTATTCACCCTTAAGGATGTTTGCAAGTTCCATTTTGATGGTATCGCCAGATCCGTTTCTAACTGTTCCTTCAGAACTGATGGCAACAATCAAAAAGTCATCCATCTTAGAAGCACCCTGCTCAATTGCTCCAACCACATCTTCTCGGATGTCTCCGGAAAGCCATTCATCGATGGTTGAAACTTTAGGACGAAGGCCCTGAAGTTTGTTGATTGTCATTGGACGAATCTCGAGCAAAGAACCAGTTAGAAAGTTCTCGATACCCTTCTTTGTAGAAGCCAACTTTTGTCGCATAGCACTTGGTCCGGTTGTGTTGCGAATAGACCCCTCTGTTAGGAACTTAAAGAGAGGTCCTCTAGACCTTGTGATCGCAGTCCGAATAGGCGACATTACCTCTTCGGCTTGCTTCATGGTCGGAGCCGTCGTAATTTGGTGTGTCGTAGAAATGTCTACATTAAGAAAGTAAGATTGAATACACGCCCCATACATAGATTTCGCTGCACCTCTAGCCACAATTAAATACTGCTTTGTGGTAAG